TGGCGCCGCCGGCGTCGAGATCGGCTTCGCCGACGCCGTCATGGCGCCTGACGAGGCCTTCGCGTCCCTGCTCGATGAGCTGGGCTGATTCCCCCACCAATAGGGCCTTCAAATGAGTACCTTGCTTCGCAACCTGTCGCGTGGGCTGAGCTTCAGCCATCTCGCGAAAGTGGATCCGCATGCTGCGGACGACGCCCCTCCGTCCGACGATAACAAGAACGGCAAAAAAGCCGACGAAAAGGGTCCGGACGATAAGAACACGGACAACGGCGACACCAGCGGAAAGAAAGGCAGCAACGCCGAAGACGATCCGCCGCCCCCCGACGACGATAACAAGAACGGCAAGAAGGGGAAGAAAGCCGACGAAAAGGGCCCGGACGAAAACGCGGATGACGACGACGATGAAGAGGAGATGCGCGGAAGCAGTGCAGCCGCTCTAGCTCGTCGCCGAGAGCGGGCTCGTTGCGCTCACATCATGGGCAGCAAGGCCGCCGGCAAGAACCCAGTTCTTGCGGCCAACCTAGCCTTCAAGACAACGATGACTCGCAAGGAGGCTGAGCAGGTTCTCGCCGACACGCCGGCACCTGCTGCTGCAGCTCCGACAGAGCGTCGCAATCCTCAGCTCGGCGGCGGTGGAGAACGCACCGTCAACTCGCAGCAGGCAGTCGCCGACAGCTGGGCGCATGTGATGGAGAAGGTGCGCCCGAAGAGTAAGCGCCGCTAAGTCGCATCGTCAGTCAACCGAACCTAAGGCAGATAAATCATGGCTCAAACCCCCCTTATCGAAAATCGCCACGATGGTGGCTTCCTGGTCAGCGAATCGCGGGGCCACCGCTCGCGCGATCGCGGCACTATCAGCGGCGCCGCAAAGGTCAATGCGGGCCAAGTGCTTGGTCGCAAGGTCGGCGGCACTGCAGCGGTTCTGCCGAAGGCAGGCAACACCGGCAATGGCGTGTTCACGCTCGACGCGACGACCCCGGTGGTCGGAAACTCGCAGCCTGGCACCTACGTCGTGCGCTGCACGACCGCGGCAGCAAATGGCGGCACCTTCCGAGTCTTTGATCCGACGGGTGATGTCATCGGTGATGTGGTTGTCGGCGCGACGTTCAACGACCAAATCAAGTTTGTCATTGCCGACGGCGCCACGGACTTCGTGGTCGGCGATGAGTTCGACGTAACCGTATCCGCCCTTTCGAAGATCTTCGTGCCGTTGAGCCTGACGGCGACGGACGGCTCGCAGGTGGCCGCCGGCATCTCATTCGCGAATGTCGACGCGACGCTGGCAGATCAGACCAACACCGTTGTCGTGCGTGATTGCGAAGTCAACGGCTTCGAACTGTTCTGGCCCACGGGCGCGACCACCGCGCAGATCTCCGCAGGCACCGCGCAACTCGCGGGACTGGGCGTCATCGTCCGCTGATTCATCCGTAGTCCCTTCCGCATCTCTTAAAACAGTCGGCCGCGTTCGCGGCCATTATTATTTCCGGAGCCGATAATGGCCAGTTTGGACGTATTTCACCAGGACGCTTTCACGACGATCCAGCTCACCACTGCTGTTGAAAAAGCGCCGTACCAGCCGAATGGCTTGGGCGAGTTGAATATCTTTGATCCGGATCCGATCCGCACAACGGCACTCGCTGTCGAGCAGCGGCAAGGAGAGCTGATCATCGTCCCCTTCAGCGAGCGCGGCCAGGAAGGCACGCAACGTAAAACAGAACAACGCGAAGCGCGGTACTTCAAGGTGCCGCGGATCATGACGTCGGACACGCTCTACGCGAATGAAATCCAGGACATTCGCGCCTTCGGTACCGAGTCGGAACTCATGCAGGTACAAGCAGAGGTCGGTCGCCGACTGAATGGACCCACCGGCCTTACGAGTCGCGTCGAATACACCTGGGAAAACCACCGCCTCGCCGCGGTGCAGGGGATGCTGCTAGACGCCGACGGCTCCGTGAAGTACGACTGGTTCGATGAGTTTGGCGTCACCGTACCGACCGAGGTTGGATTCAACCTTGCCGCCGCCCTTCCGAATACTCTCCGGCCGATTGTCAATAACATCCGACGCACGATGGCGCGGAAGTCGCAAGGCGCCTTCCTTCCGACGACGAAGGTCTACGCGCTGTGCGGCGACGTGTTCTACGACGAACTGACCAACCATCCGGACGTCGTTCGCACATACCTCAACTGGCAGGCGGCCGCAGATCTGCGCGACGACAGCCAGGGCGCGGCGTTCGACGGGTTCAACTTCGCTGGCGTGACGTGGGTCAACTACCGCGGTTCGGATGACAACACAACCATCAAGATCCCAGACGACAAGGTCAAGTTCTTCCCGGTCGGCGCTCCCGGCATCTTCCGTGTCGCGTACGCACCGGGCGAGTCGTTCCAATGGGTGAACACGCCGGGCAAGCCGATGTACGTGATCCCCATCTATGACCGTGACCGTGATTCTTTCTGGAAGATGGAGGTGTACAGCTATCCGCTGCACATTTGCACTCGTCCGGAAGTGCTGCAGACCGGCCGCGCCGAAGCCTAATCGATGTCGATCGACTGGATTGCTGCGATGGACCGGGCCAACGGTGCCGCGCAAGCGGCATTTGGCGAGCCGGTGCTCTATGCACCGGCCGCCGGCGGAACGCCCTTCGAGATCACCGGGATTTTCGACGAAGCGTTCCTCGAGCTTGCAGTGGTCGACGGCGTGCAGGTGCAGACCGAGCAGCCAACCCTGGGGATTCAATATTCCCAGTTCGCGAATCAGGCGCAGGCCTATCCGGTGCAGAGTGACCAGTTGACTATCAAGCGCACGGGCGAGACGTTCGTAGTGCGTGAGCCTCGGCCGGATGGTCACGGCGGTGGCCGATTGATGCTCAATTACCTTGGTGAATCGAATGGTTGATCCGCTCGGCAGGACCGGCCTGCGCCTGGCCGTTCTTGCTGCGCTGAGAACGGCAGTCGTCGCCCCAACAATTCAATCGCCTGGTGACTGGAGCACACCGCCAGCGAAGTTGCCGGCGGTGCTTGTGCGTCCAGGCGGGGAAGTCAAAGACAGCATCGGACCGAACGGCGAGACGCAGTTTAATTCCACTGCAACTATCGAAATCCGCGCAATCGTGAGTGGATCAACCGGTGAAGCAGCCCTTGATGCTGTCGAGGCTTTGGGCGCAGACATCGAGGACATCGTTTTTAAGGACTATGCCCTGCGCAAGCTGGTCCAAGACTTCCGCCGCGTAGAAACGCTCACCGAAATAAAGGCGGAGGGAAAGGTCCATTTCGGCGCAATAAGCATGGCCATTCACTGCCAGTTTTACGAGGCTTTCGACCCTGACGTGACAGCAACAGTCGAGCGCATGGTCGTGACTCTCGATCTCCAAAACGTAGCGGATCCGAACGGTACATATCCGGATCCGCCATTCCCTGATGCCGTCAAACCAGCCCCTCGAACCTCCGGCCCCGATGGCCGAGCTGAGGGCGTCATTGACATCGAATTTCCTCCAGAGGAGTAGCGCATGTTCATTAAGCCTGCACCGGGGCTGCTGATTCGCGACCCGGATTTATATGACTTGCTGCCGGAGGAAGGCCGGGAAGTCTCAGCCGATCAGATGTATTGGCATCGCCGTCTTCGCGATGGCGATGTCACGTTGGTCGAAACCCAGTCGACGCCTGCACTTGCGGCGCCCGCGCGTAACAAAGGGAGCGAGCAATCGTGACAGTTCCATTCAAGCAAGTCCCGTCCGGCGACCAGATCCGCGTGCCGCTGTTCTATGCGGAGGTCGACAACAGTCAGGCCAATACCGCGACGCAGTCGCAGCGAACGCTGATCATTGGGCAGATCACCGCCGCGGGCACCGGTGTCCCCAACATTCCCATCATTTCGCAGGGTGTCTCTGACGCCAAAACGGTAGGCGGCCAGGGCTCCATGCTCGCCCTGATGACTGCGGCCTATCGGAACAGTGACAACTTCGGTGAGGTTTGGTATCTGCCACTCGCTGACGATCCGTCAGCAGTCGCCGCAACGGGGTCGCTTAACTTCACCGCCGCCGCGACAGCCGTGGGGGTCGTGTTCCTCTACATCGCTGGCCAGCGCATCACGCAAAACGTCAGCCCCTCGCTCACAGCTGCACAAATTGCGACCGCCCTGGTCGCGACGATCAACGCGGGCGCCGACCTTCCCGTGACCGCAGCCGTCGATGGCACGACGACCTCTAAGGTCAATGTCACCGCCAAGAACAAGGGTTTGGCAGGGAATGAGATCGATATCCGGCTCAACTATCAGGGTCTTCCGGGTGGCGAATCAACGCCCGCCGGCTTGGCGGTCACGATAGTTCCGATGGCAGGCGGACTCGTGAACCCGGTCCTGACAACTGGGTTGTCGAATCTGGCCGACAAGCCCTTCGATTTCATCGTGCTGCCCTATACCGACACGACGTCGATGGATGCGCTTAAGGGCTTCCTGAACGACGTTACCGGACGGTGGGCGTGGTCGAGCGGTATCTATGGGCATTTCTTCGCCGGATATCGCGGCACTTTGGGTGCAAGCACAACGTTCGGCACAACTCGAAACGATCAGCACGGGTCGGTCATGCCGTTCTACGATTCGCCCAGTCCCGCGTGGATCTTGGCCGCGGATCTCGCCGGTGCTGCAGCCGTTTCTTTGCGTGCGGATCCTGGACTGCCACTTCAGACCGTCGCGTTGTCGACCTTCCTTGCACCGCCGCCCCAGTCACGCTTCGCTCTCACAGATCGAAACGTGCTGCTCTTCGACGGGATGTCGACTTTTACCGTTGCCGACGATGGAACAGTCGCGATTGAAAATTTGATCACGACGTATCAAAAGAACGCTTTCGGCCAACCGGACAACAGCTATCTGCAGGTCGAGACGCTGTTTCTGCTCATGTATTGCATCCGTCGCCTAAAAGGCGTCGTGACCAGCAAATACGGTCGGAAAAAGTTGGCTGATAACGGCACTCGCTTCGCGCCCGGCGCAAATATCGTCACTCCAAACACAATCCGTGCCGATCAAATTGCGGAATACACGGAGATGGAATACGAGGGCTACGTCCAGGACAGCACGGCATTCGCGGCCGGTCTGATCGTTGAGCGTGACGACACGAACCCCAACCGCGTGAACGAGCTCTGGGACGGCGTTTTGATCAACGGCCTGC